CCAAACTTGGTAAAGTATCTAGAACCCAGAGAGCATCTGATCCTGCGGGATACAAAGATGAATACTCATGGCAAGTAGAAAAAGCACTCAAGGAGATTGGTAGGGACATAGAGTATGCCCTTATCAATGGTAGTGATGCAGTCAGTGGAGCAACTGGTGAAGCCAGAGAGCTTAAGGGGATTATGGCTTGGATAACAACTAATATATCAACCGGTACAGGTACTGGAAGAGATATTACTGAGTCCGAGTTAAATGACCTTTTAGCAGACATCTATGACGCCGGGGGAGACCCTGACACAATCTTGCTTTCTCCTAAACAGAGAAACATGATGAGTGCCTTCTTTGATGATTCAAGACAATATGTCGACAACATTAAGAAGTTCACTTCTGCAATTGCAGTATACGACTCTAACTTTGGAGTATTACAGGTAGTTACCGACATTCATGTCGATAACGACGAATTAGCAGTACTTGATTCAAGTACGTGGAAGATTCCACAGCTAAGACCTGTTGCTAAGGAAGAGACTGCAAAAACAGCAGACGCTGACGGGTTCGCAATAGTTGGTGAATTGACATTGGCCGCATATGCGGAGAAATACAATGGTAAAATCACTGGCTTAGCATCCAGTTAGTAAGTAAGGTATGGGGGCCTTCGGGCCCTCCTACTTAAATTAACCGAGGACAATCATGCCTACAGCTAAAGAATTACTAGGGGAGTTAGCACCCAAGAACAAGGAACAAGAGAAGATATTTAACGAAGCCGTTGACAAGCTTTTAAAAGACGTTAGCCAGAGGAAACAAGAAATGGCTAGTGGAGTTTATAAGAATACCAACGGTATTTATTTGGCCAATGCTAAACTAAAGATCCACAGTGATGGGTTTAGTAAGGACAGGGAGTACAGGCAGATCGCCACTATTCCTATGGAAGTAGCCGAACGTATTAAGGCTAAGCATGGGGACGAGGTTATGTTACCTAAGAACGGGGAAATGCTTAAAAAGATATTAAGGAAGGATCCTGAGTTTGCAGGTTGTTTAACTGTGGACAGGAAGACTATATAAATTAAGTCGGGGAAGTTATGCGTAAATTAAGAATACTGTGGCTACCAGCAGACGACGGAGGCTGTGGACACCACAGGGTGCGTATTTGGGACAAGGCTATTAATAAATTAGGTATAGCAGACTCAGCAGTACTTGACCCAGGGGAAGACGAAAAGGAAGTCAAAACGGCCATTGACAGTGCGGATATAGTAGTCTCAAGGCTCAACACCCTGGAGTATATCAAGCTTATAAAGCAAAACTGGCCTCATAAGGTAGTAGTGTTTGATTGGGACGATAACACACTAGAAACTAAGCCCAGCAATCCTAGTTACAAGGACTTTGGTACGCAGGACGTGTGGATTCCAATGGACAATCCCCAAAAAAGTGACTTTTACAAGAACGCAACGGTCGGAACGAAACTAAAGATAGACGAGCGAGGAGAGCTTCCATTATGGGTTACAGGTATCACACCTGGTTTTAATCGTTTTCGTAACTTAGAACAGCATACAGGGCTCTTGTGGGCCCTCCAGGCATGTGACCTCGCCACCTCACCAACACCTGTATTGACAGAAATGTGGAATCAGTATGCAGACATGGCGGCGGTTGTAGTAAACTGCTTGGATTTAAGTTACTATCCTGACGTTGAGGTTAAGCGCAAGAGAAAGAAGGGAGAGATTAGGGTAGGTTGGAGCGGAGGAAGTTCACACAGTGCGGACTGGAAGAGTGCCATGCCTACTATGAAGAAGTTACAAGAGAAGTACCCTGGTATGAAGTTAGTAGTAGCAGGTAGTTACTTTCCTGAAAACTTCAAAGACTTTGACGTAGAATATCACCCTTGGACTAAATGGGAAGCACATCCCTACAGAATGAAGCTACTTGATTTAGACTTTGCAATTATACCTTTGGCTGACGACGTGCACTTTAACGACTACAAGAGCGAATTGAAGATGATGGAGTTTGCGGCCTTGAAAGTGCCGATGATCATCAAGGATCAGTTGCCATACTCACCATACATTAAGAAGGGACATAATTGTTTGGCTTACAAGGCCCCTGAGGAATTAGAGAAGTGCTTTGACATAATGGTTAAGGGTAAACAGAATGACAAGTTAGTTAAAAACGCCCACGAGTGGGTAGTAAAAGAAAGGGACGTGTTAAAGATAGCCCCAGACCTTATTAAGTTGTATGCAAGCTTGTTACCAGAGAAGACACAAGAGAAGATAGAGGTCGTTTAAACTCGTGGTATAATTAAATAAGGTATTCGAGGAACCTCTTTAATTTAAAAGTAATTACAATGACGTTTCTCGAAA